GACCCAATCCCCACGTTGCCGCTGCTGTCGATATCAATCCCACTAGCTGCATCTCTAGCGACTCTAAGGGCAGGGTTTTTAGTCCCGTTGGTAAGACCACCAAAGATGGCTTTGCTATTTGCGTCATCGTAGCTTAGATGGGTACCGTGATCATCTGCTGTAGGGTCTTGTATTACGATTGACGCCGTTGCTGATGAATCACCTTGAACTACAAGTTTATCTCCAACTGTGGTAGTACCAATTCCTACTTTGCTTGTTCTAGCATCTAAAGTAATTTTTGCGGTACCAGAACTATCACGAACATTGACAACACCTCCAGAACTTGTTGAAGTCAAACTAATGTTATCCGTACCATCAGTGTGATCTACAGTAACAGGCCCCCCAAATGTAGCAGCACCTGATTCTAAAACTTGAAAAAGAAGTGTGCCAGAGCCATCTGTAGAATCTTTACGAATATCAAAAAAACGATCTGTTTGATTGTTGTCTGAGTCAATATTTACAAATATTCCACTTGGGCTGTTTATAAAACCGTTGCTTAATCCCGCCACGCCTAATGTTATTGCACCGTCTAGCTGTAACGTGGACGCCATATCTACAGCGCCATCAATATCGACAACATCTAGATTAGTTGTACCGTCTACGTCTATGTCACCGGAGATGTCTAATGAAGCAAACACAGAAGTGCCTGTGGCTGTGACTGTTCCACTAAAAGTAGTATTGCCAGAACTATCTATTGTCAGTCTGGTGTTTGTACCGATTGCTGTGGTGCCGATTTTAAATTTATCACCGTCACCGTCATCAACACCCATCGTAAAGACTTGAGTGCCAGATAGAGCAAACGCAAGAAATGGATCACCGTCTGTGGCTGTATTGTTTATAAGCAAACCAGTAGTCGAACCAGCGCCACCAAGAGTCAAGCTAGTATCAGCAGTATGAGTAAGATTTATATCACTATCAGCGCCAAAGTTTAGAACAGCACCGTCAGACTGTAATGTAAGATCATCGTCTACAAACAAGTCAGGCACAGACAAATCTTGCATTAAATCGTAAACAATAGCACCAGTTCCACCACCGTCAGTGGCAATCATTTTGGTTTGACCATTGGCAATGTTTACAGTAGCGCCAGATCCTTGTTTAATTGTAATTATTTGACCGTTACTTGTGGCATTTTCAATCATCCAGACTTTACTGACTGTATTTGGTGCAAGCGTAATAACTCGCGTTGTGGTTAAACTTGCGCTTGATGTAATCTTTAAAAAGAAAGATCTGGCCGCATCAGAAGCGCCATCAGCCATTGTAATGGATGTATCGGCATCACCTATGATTTCATTGCCATAGCTAAAAGCCTCTGCAATAAGTTCAAGGTTGGTATTTGTTTTTGTACCCCATGACCCAGAGTTTTCCCCAGTGGCCATTTCTTCGAGGCGAAGGTCATTTACAAAGGTACTAGCCATATCAATCTATCCTTACGATTGCGTTGCTTGCTGTAGCTGCTGGGAATACAATTTTAAACGTACCGCCAGCTACTGTGAAATCTCCACCAAAAGCCAAAACTGCTATTGCACCTCTGTTGTTGTCAGAATCATACAGAGTTTTATTATAAATCAATGCACCATTAGCTGTGAAAGATGCTGATGTCCATTCAGGATCTGCTGCATCAAACACCCCACTGGTGCTGTTTTCAGCTACTGCAACACTCGTTAGCTGTTTACCTCCAGCAGTGTAAGCACTACCAGATGCATTTGTTATTTCCTGTGTTGTTGTGTAAGCATCTGTTGTTGCACTAAGATCTGCTGAACTTGTATAAAGTGCTATTCGTATATCGTCTGTATCTAGGTGATGATCACCAAGCAACAGATCCTTTTTGAACAATGTACACATTGCTTGTGTGATAGCCATTATTAGCCTCCGTTATATTCCGCTGCGTAATCACGCTGCATTTCTTGTACAAATAATTGTACTGCTTCGTCAAACTGTGTCTTGTAAAGCGCCAAGGTTTCTCCAGCCTTGAGAAAGGCTGATGCTTCGTAAAGACATGCTGATAGTAACACATTTTCTGCGTGATCGCCAATCCAACTGTTTGCATTGGTTGAAGACAAACCTGTTTCTGGAGCAATAAAATCGACCTGATAACTGTCTGTTGAGCTTGGAGTGGGCGCTATTATAATAACTGTACCAGACGTTCCAGCATTTTTTGTGCTGTATATTCTTGGCGTTCCTTGCGTAGTGGCGTTTGGCCAATAATCACGTAAATAAGAATCAACTCTGTGATCAAGATAATTTAAAACACTTGAGCTTGTTACAGATACCTGTCTAATCATTCTTGCATTTGCAACTGTATATTCTGCTGTTCCAGCCACAAGACTGGCTGAAGTTGTTTGTCTAAAACATGGCAGATTAGGCAGACGCTGAAAGATCATCTCTTCAGCCTGAGATATAATTTCATCAAGCGAACTACTTAATTCTGTGCTATCATCTTCAAGAAAATTTTGAATGTTTGTTTTAAGCTGCGTGTAATTCATTATTCACCCCAACCTTCATTGCCCCAACCTTCTTGACCCCAACCAAGAACTTGAGCAGTTTCATTACCAACGCCACCTGTTCCTCCAACTCCAGTTTCTACTATAGATAAGTTAAGTGCTTCAATTCCAACAGAACCAGATCCACCACTACCAGAAACTCCAGTAACTTGAACTACTGGTATTTCAACACCTACACCACCAGTGCCTGCAACGCCAGATTCGTCAATAGAAAGCTCTAATGCTTCATCGCCAATAGCACCAGTACCACCAACACCAGTCTCAGTAATAGTGGATTCAAATGCAAGAGTTCCAACTGCACCTGTACCTGCAACGCCATCTTCATCGATAGAAAGCTCTAATGCCTCATCCCCAACAGCACCTGTGCCGCCCACACCAGTCTCAGTAATGGTGGTTTCGACTAATGCCAGACCAGTAGCACCAAATCCACTTACACCCACTGAGGGGCGATCTCTGATGTCTACAAACGGATCGTAATTAAATCCTATAAATATTTCTACATTCTCAGGATCTTTATTTGGCCTTGCATCAAACAGGGCAGTTGCATCAAAGACATTTTTTCTTGGTGTAAGCTGTGGGTGTTTTGGCTCCCACTGATCAGGCGCAACTCTAAGTCCATCCCAAGTTGTTTTGAGATCCTTATATCTGACGCGAAGGCCAGAGCGATCACAGATCGCCATAGATTTTCTGCCTCTTGCGTACTTCAGCGCCATTACGAAATGCTCACACTTATAAAGCCAACATTGCCAGATCCACTGATACCAATATTTGGCCTTTCGTTTCTTGGTGTAAAAATGCTGTAGTTAAAACCGACATAGAAAATTATATCTTCTGGATCATTGTCTGGTCTTGAAGATCGCAATGCCGTTGCATCACGTACATCTTTAGGTGGTGTTATTTGTGGTTGTTTTCGTTCATAATCTTCTGGAGAAACTCTTTGGCCTTTCCAGTTGGTTCTTAGCTGTCTGTAAGGAATTTCCAGACCGCTTATGTCACTTATTGCTTTGCTGTATTTACCTGAAGCTCTTCTTGCCATCAATATAAATTCAGCGCAGTGGGCTGAACCCTCAAACTTACACCGTCATTATCCGAAGATGCTGCAAAGTTAAAAGCTCTTTCATACATTTCATTGAGTATTGAAAATTTATCCGTTGCAAATTTCAAAGCCAGCTTGCTTGCCAAACCAGCGCAAATGCATTCATTCCATCTGTATGGTATATCGGCATCTTGATTTGACGCAGTAATGTCTTCTAGCTGATTAACAGCCCAATAATTAAGGCTATACGTTGTTCTGTCTGGCACTTGCCAAAGATAAATTACTGGAGTTGATTGTTTATCCAGCATGTATTGGCTTGGTTTTCCACTGGAGTTTTTGTTTGGAAGTTGGTTGTAATCTGAGATTGATATACGGTTGATCATTTGATCAGATGTATCAGTGCCAGCACTATCTCTTACGACAACATCTATAATATCTATTGTTTGTGCTGGTAATGAGTATGACAAAGTTCCGCTTACAAGTGTGAGAGTATTTTGCGTAACAGCCCAATAGTTAATACCGCGATTTGCCCATTCGGAAAAAAGCAAGTTAAGGCTGCGCCTTGCCGACACAGCCCTATTGCCAGTTTGGAGTTGCGTGTCTAAACCACAACGCTCAAACGCTTCGGTAATTATTTCCTCAACATCTGGGCGAAAAGCAAAAGTTCCTGACGTTGCCATCTAATCACCTATTTTTACATCAGCCATATTTTTTCCGCATATACATAATGATCGTATATGTATCAGCAGAAGTATGACCAACTGTGGTAAACATTATGTCACCAGTTTTTCCGCTTCCTGCGTTGTTAGTAAGACCGCCAAAAGAAGTGTAATCGTGATCACCACTTTGGTTTTCTCCAAGCTCAATGGCCATTACATCAGTAGTTGCATCAAATAAAATGCGAACTTTCATCCCAATGCACTGCCACCAAATTTTTTCAATAACAACACCAGAACATGCAACACCATCTGAGTTTGAAGATAACGCAGAAACATCAACTTTTTTGACTGCACTTTCTCCTGTGCCGTCAGAGATATTTGTAAATTTCATTACAACATGTTGTGGACCGTCAACAAAAGTTCC